ATGAATCTTCTGCTGCATATCTGCTGTGCGCCCTGCGCCAACCAGTGCATCGACGTGCTGCGCGCCGACGGCCACGCCCTGACGGGCTTCTGGTACAATCCGAACATCCACCCCTTCACGGAATACCGCAGCCGCCGCAACTGTCTGCGCGAGTATGCCAAAACCGTAGAGCTGCCGCTTCTCGAGCGGGACGAGTATGCCCTGCGGCCCTTTGTCCGCGCGGTGGCGGAGGACATTTCCGGCCGCTGCGTCAAGTGCTATGAGATGCGCCTGTCCGCCGCGGCGCAGACGGCGGCCGAAAACGGCTTCGACGGCTTCACCTCTTCCCTCTTCATCAGTCCCTATCAGAACCACGAGCTGCTGCGCGAGGTTGCCGAGCGCGCCGCCGCGGCGCACGGCGTGACGTTTTTCTACCGTGATTTCCGGCCGTATTTCCGCGCCGGGCAGGAGCGCGCGCGGGAGCTGGGGATGTACATCCAGAAATACTGCGGCTGCGTCTTTTCCGAGGAGGAGCGCTACCGCAAGCCGAACCAGATCATCCGGTAAGGGCCGCGTTCCTGTGGGTGCCGCCGGATTTTTGAGTTATTCCGCTGCCGGCAGTCCCGTAATTGCGGCGCACAATCAGAATCAAAAATACAAGGGCAGGAGCCATCGGCTCCTGCCCTCTTTTTTAATACTGCGAGGCGGTGATCTCGCAGAGCTGCCCCTCCGGCGAGCAGAACGACCGGCAGTGCGTGACATAAAGCGTATCATTGAAGGAAAACTGCGGCAGATTCAGCGTGAAGGTCGATGCTGGCTCCAGCCGCGCCGTGCCCGTCAGCAGCAGCTTGAACAGGCGGCGATTGCGCATGGTTTCGTAGATGATCTGCTTCTCCGAATAGATGCACTCCTTGAGATAGCGCCGGGCGCGGCCGCCCTCCAGCACGAACGCGGAGTTGACGCGCGGCTCATAGCCGTTGTCCTCGATCAGGCGAAACTCCGAGACGACACCCCGCCGCCGGTCGAGCAGCTTTGCCGAAATGATGTCTCCCGGCCCCAGCGTCACGCCGGAGGCCGTGCGGGTGAAGGTGATGCGCATCGCGCCGTCGGCCCGGATGTAGCACGGAAGTGCCTCGACCGAGGCGGCAAAGTTGGAGATCACCTTCATCGCCGAGTCGCCCAGCGAAACGTGGAAGGTGTCCGGCACCGTCGTAGGCTCATCGTAGTAGCACGCCACGCTGACCGGCCCGACATAGGTCTGCGCGATCATTTTCATCGTGGGCTTGCTGTAGTCCGCGGCGGGAAACTCATAGTCCATCAGCAGCGCCGCCGTACTGCGGCCGTAGAGCTTCAGGATCCCTCCGGCCGCGCTGAGGCTGACCGTATAGCCGTCGACGCGCCCGCTGAAAAGGAGCGTCGTGCCGTCCTTCAGTCGGAACGCGACCGCGCTGGACAGCGTCTGCCGCAGTGCCGGATCAAAGGGAAACACATAGTAAAACGAGTCGCGGTCGGCCTTGTCCGCCCGGACGATCTCCCATTCCAGCGGCTCCGGCAGCTCCGTGTAGCTGGTCTGGTTGACGATCTTGACATAACCTTTGATCATATCGGCGCCTCCAGAAAGGAGAAACGGTAGTGGATGCAGTTCTCCTCCGGCTCCAGCCAGTAGTCCAGCTCCTGCGGGTAGACATTGATGTTCCCCCACTGGGGATGCCGCACCAAGCCGATGCCGCCCTCCCGGAAAAGCGACAGCAGGCTGTGCAGGTTCGCCTTGGCCGAATCGCCGAAGAACACGCCCTCGCCGGAATAGATCCGCGGCGCGTAGCCGAACTCCTGTGTGCACCACAGCCCGTTGAGGTACTGGTGCTGCACGATGCGGCATTTTTGCGTCACATGGCAGCTTGTCGGGTTATTCGGCCACGTAAAGGTGCTGAACTTCATCAGCGTTTGCATTCGTCATGCCTCCTCTCCATCCGTCTGCACGCTGCGCGTGCCGGCGACGAAAACCATCTCCTCGATCACTGGCTGCTCCGGGTCTGCGTTTTCCCGGATGGAGATCCATTCGCAGCCGGAAAATGTGACCGTCCGCCCGTGATGCTTGATCGTCGCCGTAAAATTCTGCAGGTCGAACAGGGAAATGCCGTCGTTCAGGCCGGGCAGGATGGGATAGATGCGCCGCAGCGTCACCTCGTAGCGCCGCTTCCCCGACAGGATCCCGCTCACCTCTCTGTCCCAGAAGCCGTAGACCGGCTCGCGCGCGGCGGTGCAGCGGATCTGATAGTTCTGCACTGCCGCCGTCTGCTTGCCGCCAAAGCAGACGGTCAGTCCGCGTTCCGGGAAAAACACCGGTTCCGTCATGTTCCCGCCTCCTCACTGGCGTAATACATCCACACGTCGCCCGTTACGGTAACGGTTTTGCGGAAGCAGTCCGCCTTTGCGTCATAGCTCGTCTGCCCGGCGGCTATCCCCGTGCAGCGGAAGGGTGCGCCGTCACGCTGCACCGCCCGCAGAAGCGCCTCCGCCTTCTCCTCACACAGCGCTGCCCCCTGCGCCTGCGCCGAGAAGACCTCCAGCGTCAGTTCCGTCGAAAGCAGCCGCCCGAAGTATCGGTTTCCCTCCCCGTCCGCACCGAGATAGGTCGAGATCAGCGTCCGCTTTGTTTCCGTTTTGCCGGGGCCGACGGCGACGAGATAACTTTTCAGCCGCGGAAACAGCGCGGTGTTCCCCGCACGCACCGCGTGGAAGCCCTGCTGCGTCAGCCATTGCAGCATTTTAGCGCTCAGGTCCATGCTTCTTCCTCCCCGCTTTTCACGCACAGCGCCCAGAGAAACACTGCCTTGTCCTGATAATAGACCTTATCCCAGCGCCGGATCAGATAAGTTCCATCCCCAACGGTCATGTACTCCACCGCGTCCAGAGCCTCCCCCGCCCTGCCGATGTAGAGGTACTGCCCGGGCGGGATGACTCCCGCGCCGGGTATTTCTTTCTGCATGGCCTGCATACTTTTGGAGGTCACCGGCTCCAGCAGGCCGATGGCCGAAGCGCCGGTGCCGTCGGACTTGTGAAGCGTCACGGCGCGGCCGAAGCGCGCGAGCATCCGTTCGATCCGTTCCTTCACGCCCGGACCCCCCGGAATGCGGTGCCGCCGTCGCACCATGGCGCCAGCAGCTCCTCGGCCAGCTTCCGCATCGCGCCGCCGTCGGCGTGCAGCTTCACGGACAGGCCCGCCGCGCCGAACTCGGAAACCTCGCCCTCCTGCGCCGCGCGGAAGAGCGAAACCGCCGTCAGCGCGGCCGCCGCCGTAAAGCACTTGCCGCAGTCCTCCGGCGTGACGCCCGGCCGCAGGCGGCGCTGCAATTCCTGCATTGCCGCATCGCAGAGCGTGTACAGCAGGGTCTCCTCGCCGGCAGGGAGCGCGCCTACGATCTGCGAGGCCGCCGATTGGATGTCGGTTTGCAGACTCATATCAGATCGCAAGAACGTTCGCCGCGTCGTCGCAGATCTTGGCGAAGCCGGAGATCGTCGTGATGGACGCGCGTTCCAGCTGGCGGTCGATCAGCTTGTCATATTCCACGCAGACGTCGCCCGCGCGCACCATCTCCAGTGCGCAGTTCTTGTCGAAGGCGAGGATCTTTCCGTCGGGCACGGCGCCGGTACGCAGCAGATCCGCACCGAGCGGGGAGGACAGCTTGCCGGTTCCCTGGAAGTTCAGGCCGGTCAGCGGATTCTGGAATTCGCTCAGTTTGAGCAGGGACACGATCGTGTCGTTGCCGACGAGCATGGTGTTCATCTCAAAGGGGGCGAACTGCGCCCAGAATTCCACAAGCTGTGCATAGGTCAGCGTTCCTCTGGTGCCGGAGATGGGCTTGGTGCCGATGGTGTAGGTAGTCGCGGCGTTGCCGTTGCCGTCGCCCTTGATCAGGACGTTCACGGCGTCATCCAGAAGCATTTTCTGGATGTACGAGCCGATCTGCCGCAGCATCACGGAGAACAGGTCGAGCTTCTGGAAGCGCAGCGCCTCATAGGATGCCACGAGCATCCGGCCGCGCTTATTCAGTCTGACCAGGTGACTTCTGGTCTTGACCGTGGTCGCGGGGATGTCGGCACCCTCGGCCACATCGGCTAGGCGCTTTTTCTCCTCTCCGGGGACGGAATAGATGCTTCTGTAATCCATGGAGTCGATGTCGGTGACCGTCGCGGTGATCAGCGGCAGGATATTTGCCTCCTCCATGCCCTGCTTGACGACGCGGGAGATAAACTCCGGGAACAGTACGGCGGATTCGTAGGTGGAGAAGAACTTTTCCACCATATCCGAGCCCGCGCCCTTGACGCGGATGTCGAAGCGCTTGAGCTGACGCTGGAAGGCGTCGGTGCCTTCAAAAGCGGTGCCCTTGTAATTTTCGGACGGGTCGAGGCGCTCAAGCACCTGCGTGAAGGTCTTGCCGCTCTCGCGGTACATGCCCTTTTCCAGACGAATGTGATCAAATGCCATAATAAAGCCTCCTTACGATTTACAGAAAGAATGTGACGGTCTTTTCGGTGGTGTCCACGTGTACGACGAGATAGCTCTTGCAGCCGGAAATGACCTTCATGCTGGACGTGTCGTTGTCGTAGCCCAGCGTCTGGTAGCCGCAGGTGGGCGCCGTACCGGTGTAGGGCAGGGTGATGCAGCCGGAAACGACCACGCCGGCGATGCCGTTGCGGACGCTCCTGACCACGCCGATAATATCGCCCTGATCCGCCGGCTCGCCGACGGTGTCGTTGTCGGTCACTGCGCAGGGATAGCCGACGTCTGCATTCGTAGCTGCCTTGAAGCTCACGATTCTTTCTCCGATGGAATCAAAAGAAAATGCCATAAAAGTTTACCTCCTGATTTTTTTCGGGAAGCGCCGCATCAGCGCTTCCTCAGATCATGTAGGCGGCCTCCACCGCCGGTTGTCCGCTTCCCGCAGCGGGAAGCTGCGCCTGCGGCGGGAAAAGCTCAGCAACCTTTTCCCGCATCTCCTTCCGCCAGGCGCACAGCGCCTCGCCGTCCAGCGCGGCGGCGGCCTTTTTCAGGACCGCCTCGGACGCGCCGAAGTCCAGCAGCAGCCCCAGAGAAACGACTTCCTTTTCCATCTCTCCGCGCTGTGCGCGGCCGAAGGCCGCATCCTCCTCCAGCGTGTGCAGCGCGGTTTGGAGTGCGCCGTCTCCGCTGCGCTCGACCAGCTCCTTGAGGGTCATGGGTTTCCCTCCCTTCATTGCCTTAAGTACGCCCGCCTCCCGCTGCGCCGGAACGGCAACAAAGGAGAATTCATAGGCGTCCGTAGGTTCCGCCAGCACCGCCAAACACAGCTTTCCGTCATAAGTGACGCCCTTGCGGTGCGCGCAGGAGCCGTACTCTGCCCCGCAGACTGAGCAATAGGACCTTGCCATTGCGCAGCCCACGGAAACCTCCTTCTTGATGCCGCCCTCGATCTCCTCGATCAGCGCGGCGTTTTTCTCCGACCGCAGCAGATAGGCGTGCGCGATCAGGCAGGACGCCTGGCCGTCCCGCACGACCTCCGTGTCAAAAATGCGCGCGACCTGCCGCTGCGTGGACCACTCATGGTCGCAGATGCCGGTCTTGCCGAGAAACAGCGCCGCGAGTTTTTCCAGCGCCCCGGTGTCGAAACGCTCAAAGTCCCGGTCGGGCTGGTCGTCGCACAGCCGGACGCGGAAGCAGTAGACCTCCTCGGCCGTCAGCGGCGACTTTGCATAGCGGTTGATTTTTTCGAGCTGCCCGCCGTCCGGCGTACCGGAGCTTGTCAGACGGGCTTCCTTACAGAGTTTGATAACGAACCACCTTCCTAACCTTTTTCAGAATTCAGCTTCTGCGCCTGCGCGCGGTAGAGCTGCGCCTGCGCCTCTTCCACAAGATCCTGTAGCGAGATATCCTCCCAGACGATCTCCGCGCCGCCGCCGAAGCCGTTGAGTCGCAGCCACAGCTCGCAGATGCGGTGCAGCGTCGGCTCCACCGTGCGGCGGATGGACCACAGCTCGCTCGTCAGCATATCCGCCTGCTGCTTGCTCATGCGCTCGGTCGTCGACCAGCTCAGGCCCAGCAGGAAGGGCGGCAGACCGGTCTTGGCGACGAGCTGCTCCATGATCTGGCGCACCGGCACCTCCGAGTCCAGAATTTGCCCGTCCGCGCCGATGACCTTGACGGACACGTCCCCCACCGCGACGAAGTCCCGCACCACGCCGCTCTTGGCGTCCTGCATGGCCTCCGACCACTCCTGCGCGATGGCCTCGGCGCGCTCGGAGGCGCTGCCGCGGTCGGCCGCATCCGGCTTGCACACGACCGCGTAGCGGACGTTGCCCGCGCGCTCCCAGTTGACGCCAATGGTGTTGTAGATCTTCAGCAGGATGTCCGCCAGAAAGGGCATACTGCGCAGCAGGGAAACGCCGTAGGGGTTGGCCGGCTCCGGGTTGAGCGTGGTGAACAGCAGCAGATGCTGGTACGGCAGCCGCCGCAGCGTGCCGTTCTCGTCATAGGCGCAGAGGGCAAACTCCAGCGGGCTGTCGCCCTCCTCCACCTGAAGCTGCGCCACATCGCCCCAGCACACCGCCGCGAGCCGTCCCTGCGAGACGATCATCTCGCCCACCGCGCGTCCGTAGGTCAGAAGGCTTCCGAGATAGGCCGACAGAAAGCTGTCGATGCCCCGCTGCCCCCGCCCGCAGGGCACGGTGCGCAGGAATTCCGTCAGCCCCTTCTGTGCCGCGGGATTCTCGCAGACGACGCTCATGCTCCCGCTCAGACGCACCAGCTTTTCGATGGCGGCGTCGAGCACGGGCAGCGCCTCCCGCAGGGACTGATACAGCCGGTACTCCCCGCCGCCCAGCGGCATATAGGAGCGCAGGGATGCGAAGGGATGTCCCTGCCCGCTGCGCAGCTGCGTCGCCGCCGCAGGCTGGGTTTTTGCACGTTTTGCTTTCAA